CTTTCAAAGACTTGCTTGTTGCTTTGAGGGTTGAAGGGAGTTACTTTAGACTTAAGTTGCTGGCCTGTCTTTTCTGACCAACGTTCTTCAACGTTCTCAGGAAAGATTTCTTGCAGCTCGTCTAAGTAACCTGCCCTTTCAACCGCTAAAGTTTGTTCTAAGTTTACACCTTCATCTAGACAGTAACCAAAGCCGTCAAGCTGTTGTTGAAAACAGATCTGAGCTACTTTAGTTTCAAACTGTACTACCTTCGTGTAGTCTTTGATAAACTCTAGTTGCGCATTTAAGATGTCAGCGTTTAGTTTAACATCTTGAACGCAATACTCAAGCATTGTAGGAGAATAATGCGACCAATCGTCAAAGTCTATTTTGTAGTTTCCTAAATGCTCGCCCCAATGTTTAAGACCGTTGCCTCCAAAAGGATGCTGTCTAACATCAGGGTACATCAACCTTGAAACTACAAGCGTATCTACAATATTCCCAGTAAATTTTTTGTTGTAAAGTTTTTCTAGTACTGGAATATCATAGCAGATAATGTTATGCCCAATAAGTGTTTTAGCAGACATAAGAAAATCTACGCCTTCTTTAAGATTGTCTGGAGTAAACTTCCAAATCTTAGAAGAATCGATATCGTAAGCTACGATACAATAGACTTCCGTTACATCCCAGTACAGGCCATTGGCCTCGATGTCGAATACTAGTCGCACGGGTTCTCCTTACTTTTTATTAGGATTCAAAACAACTTCACCATCAGTGAGTTTAAAATCTACTTCTTTCATTCGACCACTTTGTCGATCGTAGTACAAGCACGATGCAACACCAGCTCTACCTGTCATACGGTTCTTTAGAACTCTTACAGTTGTGGTGTTAGCCTCAAACTCACAAGAGGCTTGTCGGTTTCTCTCCAAAGCAATAAGAGTGTTGGGAACTGAGGACAGGCTACCAGAACCTCTTAGATCCTGTAGTGTAATCCTAGCACCTTCTTCAAATGCTTTATCTGTTTTCTTTAGCTGAGATACAATATCAATATGAACGCCTGTTCGTACTGCCAATGAGCGTAGCTGCTTCATTACAGAGTCAATAAGGATACGTTCGTTCTGAGTATCATCTTCTTTAGTACCCATCAAACCAGCAGCAAGAGCTGTAATGTGGTCCAAGATAATAGTATCAACGCCTAGAGAAATAGCCATGTACTCCATCCTAGCAATAATGTTTTCCATTGCATTGTTGCCTAGATGATCGTAGATGTATAGGTTAGTGCTTTCAATCTGTTCTTTAGCTTCAACGTATTCTTCAATAGTTAGATCATCAAAGAATTCAATATTGATTGGTTCTTTGCCCATCTTTCTACGAAGATCGTTCATAAGCTTGCTTGCTCTGATAGCTCGTACGGGTTTATTCACAAGCAAAGAAATCATGTCATCTCTAGTTTCTTCTGGACTTTCTTCTAGCATAATCATGCCAACAGAACGCCCTTCTTCTAAATGGTGATGAGCAATCTCTCTAAGAATAGTAGATTTACCTGAGCCTGTACCAGAACACCACAAAGATACTTCGCCACTTCTCTGGCCAAGAAGAAACTCTGATAAAGAATCCCAAGGATATGCGTAAACTTCTAGGCATTCGTTAGACGTATCTGAGATGTCTTTAACATGTAGGATCTCATCTGGACTGTACAGCTTAGCCTGAAAGATTGCATTAACAATTGCTTTACTGTCGTTGTTAAGCAAGCACTCATTAGCATCTTTTCTAGGTAGACTTGCAACCTTTACTCGGCCAGGAGGAAGTAACTCAGCACAACCTACAGCAGCTTTTCTACCTGCGTCGTCGTTATCAAACATAAGCACAATTTCAGGGAACTTAGAAAGCCATTCTAGGTTGTCCTTGATATTGTTCTCCCAGTTACCGACTCCTCCATTTAGCGATACACATGGCCATCCACCGTTTACTTGGTAAACAGTCATTGCATCGATCTCGCCTTCGGTAATGACTAGACGCCTGCTGTTGCTGCCATCAAACAAATGTTGACCAAACAAACCTGCGCCTCTAGAATCACCACGCCAAGCAAAGTTTTTTTCGGGACCTCTAAACTTCTGAGCAATTAAGTTACCGCCAGAGTAGAAGTTAGCTACGTGTAAGCAACCCTTTTCTGGGTGATCAATTACTTGATAGCTAAACTTACGAAGTACTTCTTCATTGAGCCTTCGGTCAGAGAGGTCACGATACTCCCCGTATACAGGAGTCCAATCTCCAATAGGTT